CGGGAAAGCGCGTCCACGTTGAAGTCTCGAACGCTCTTGTCCACTGCGCCTCGGTCCATGCCCTTCTGGAATTCGGGGGCCTTGACCTCAGGCTTCGTCTTCAAGAACTCGAGCTCGCCTTCTGTTTCCGGCGACCGGCCGAGGCCGTCGATGTCGCCGATGACCGTGCGATAATTTCCTGCAATAGACTTTGCCGCCTTCGCGGCTTCGTCCCCGACCCAGTCCTCGTTGAACGTGCCGCCTGACGCATCGCGCCGGGCGTACAAGTTCTTGAGGGTGGCCTCGCGGACTTGCTCCTGCAGAGCTCGGTAGGCACCCGCCGCATGTTCGCGGCCACGGGTCTTGTCGAGCGTTTCCAGCATCTTAACGATCTCCGGGTTCCCGTCAATAGCGAAAACCACATTCTTTTCCATGGCGTCGCGCAGGTAGCGCAGCCGGACCTCACGCGCTTCACGCTGAGCAGCATCTGCCCGCATCTCCGCCTCGCGGGTTGTCTTCCGCAGCATCTGCTCGATCTGGGTTTCTTCGTCCACGTCTGCCTCCTGGTCTCCGTCTTCCTCACCCTCCACGTACTCCTGCGCGTACTGCCGTGCCTCATCGTCGCTGAACCCAGCACCCCGCAGCACTTCGTACGCAGCCTGTACGTCCGGCGTCTCGCCGCGCATCAAGCGCGTGGCGTTCTCCCGGAACTTCTGGAGCGACTCCACCTGGTCCTGCATCTCCCGGGCCTGATTTGCCTGCGCCAGCAGGTCGCCGACCTTGATCACCGTGCCGTCCTCCAACTCCAACTCCGTGTCCATGTCGATGCCATCATCGTCCTGGGGGGCGGTGTCCTGAACTTGTTCGTCAGCCATTTGCTACTCCTTGAGGGGGTTGTGCTCCGGGACCGATCCGACCCGCAACCTGCGGGTTGACGATGGCGACATCGTCCGGATTCGGGACCATTGCGGGAAGGGACTGTCCCATGAACGAGATCAGGGACTCACGGTATGCCTTGAACGCGTCCTGCACGGCAGGACTCGCCAGGGTCATGATTGGGTTAGCCATGAACGCGCTCAGCACCCTGAGCTGCAGGTCAGGCCGGCACGTATGGGGCGTCAGCACAATCTGCTGCGTCTGCTGCCCATCCCCGTACAGCAGAAGGATGTTGCGGATCACGCTCTCGTAGGCACTCTTCTCCTCGTCCATCCACATGGCGAAGTCAATGCCTTCCTTCAGCGCAAACAACTTCAGGCCCTCGGGATCCGTAACCCCAGCCTGCAGAAGACCCATTGCCTCCTGCTTGCGAACCACCTCGCTGCGAGGACTTGTGTCCTTAACCGTGAAGTTGATCTGGCTGAAGTTCGGAATCGGGTTCTTCTTGAAGTTGACCGTGCCTTCCTCCGGGTCAATCACCGCACCCGCAAGGTCCAGGGTCAACTTGTTCACGGGAATGGCACGGTCGCTGATCAGCATTTCCTTGCTGGCCTTCGCCACAAGGCTCTTGTACATCCCGCCGAATGCCGCCTGCACCCCGCTGGTGGGGTTCGTCATCGCCTTGCTGATCTGCTCGTCAAGGAACTGCAAACCGCTTGCGCTGTCCACCCGCCCCTTCTCCTGCAGCAGGTCCTGGACCGGGCTAAGGCTGTCGCTGATCGCCTTCGCAAACTGCGCCACCTTCCCGGGCACGTCACCAGCGTTGTGCGGCTGGATCACCAGCGGACGGAAATCGTCACCGAGCAGCGCGTCCTTGCTGTAACTGACGTACCTCAAGCCCTTGCCGATGTCACGCATCACCGCGCGCTCATTGATCGTGCCCTGCGGCATGACCAGCACACCGTACTTGTCGATGTCCCGGATGTTGTTGAACAGGCTTTTCAAAAGCCGTTCCATCTCCCGGACAATGCCGAACATCAAATCAAACAAGCCCGCGCCGTGGAACGTTCCGTTGTCCATGAACCGCGCGAAACCAATGGAACAGTACGTCTCCACGTCGCTCAGGTCGCGGTCATCAAGCACGACGTCACCGCTCGTCACGACGTAGCGGCTGACGGTTCCGCGGGGGCCATCGAGCCAGAGCTCACGGACCTTCACAACCTCCATCTCGTTGCCGTCCGGAACGCCGTTCAGGGCACCCGTGCTTGCGGAGTTCAAGATGTATCCGTTGCTAGGGCTGTCGGCAGGCTCTTCCATGTCATGCCCGTACTCCCAGCTCCAAGCGTCCATCTTCTCCTTGTTGCGCTCAAGGACGCCGTTGCCGAACCGCTCGCGCAGGAACGACATGGGCACGACGCGCTGGCGGATCACGCCGCGAACCTTCGTGTGATCCATGCCAAGACTCGGGAACGGCAGCAATTCCTTCGGATGCACGACCTCCAAGTCGCTGGTCAACCCGATGGTGGGGTGATCGACCATGTGGCCGGTGATGCCGCATGAACCGAGCAGCGCGAACAGGTAGTTGAAATCACGCTTGACCTTCTCAAGCTGCTGGTCGCTCACGACTGCATCAGCCACCAGCTGAGCCACAGACCGCTCCCGGATGCCAGCAAGGCTGAATCCCTGCCTCAGTGCGCGGGGCCGCAGGTCCATCGTGTTCAGCCGAGCCGTGGTCTTGTCGATGATCGACATGAGCTCCGTGCTCTGGAACTCCATGTTCCCGTCCTCATCGAGGTAGTACGGAACCACGCGAGCCGTCCTCGGGTCAAAGACGTCGAACCGGCGGAAGCCGTTGAGGTAGTACCACGCCAGGATCCACAGGGTCCTGCGGTACGTCAGCTTCGTCAGTTCGCGTTCACAATGCTGGTCGATGATTCGACCAAGCACCTTCTTGTCCTTCGGCAGCGGCTGCGTGTCAGTTGCCATCTTGCTTTCGCTTCCTCAGGGACTTCCATCCGGGCGGCATCTCCTCAAAGAGCTCGACGCCCTTGAGGTTGAAGTTCGACATCGGAGTCGGATCAGGATGCGGGACCTTCTGGTTCACAGGGGTCGCATTCATCTTGTCCGAAACCTCCTGCCCATAATAAGCCTGGGCAAGCATTTGGAAGTATACGAAAGGAATCGTGACATACAGCGGGTTAGACCCGCGATCCGCGTTTTGCATTTGTTTCTCCCTGCACCCCACCCAGCAGGGCATTGATGCTGATGCTATTGAAATCCATTGCTTCTACTGCTGGTACCCCACCAACCATGGTGTCGCGGATGCTTCCGTCCGCAAGCATCTCCTCGAAGTTCATGCCCTCGGCCTCCCCCGACGCAAGCTGGCGGTCCAGGCGTCCCCGGACCACGAACATGCTCATTGCCACCGTATCCAGGAAGTCATCGTGCTGGAGGCCGCCGTTCTCCGCGTCCGGGTTGAACTGCTCGATCTGGTCGAACAGGAGCCGCCACGGCAACTGACCCCTGCGCCAGACCGGGAATTTTATGAGCCCGTGCTCAAAACGGTAATGCAGGGCGTTGATCTTGCTGGTCTTGTCCAGCGTGCCTACCCGCAGAGGGACGATCCTGGGCGGGGTCTCGCCAGTCACCTCCGCCGCCTTCTGCCGGACCATGCTCTCCATCGCCGCGTACAGGCCGTACGACTGCCGGACCACCTCCGGGTGGATGGCAGGACAGCCCCACTTGCCGGCCATGGCAAACGACGCCTCAATGAGCCGCTGCTCCCGGCACTGCATGCCCCACGTGTCCAGCACAAACAGGCACGCGTCCACCGGGTCGTAGCCCATCAGCGTGCAGACCTTGAAGTCGCTGTCGCTCGTCGCCGTGTAGCTGGTGTCCACCGTGATGAACATCCGCACGCGGTCCTTGAGGAACTGAGCCATGGGCATCCGCTCCTCGACGCCGCTCTTGCCGCGCCAGCACACGGTTGCCTCGCTTCGCTTGGGGTCCAGGTCCGCAAGGGGGTCCGGGTTCTCCAGCCACCACCCATGCTTCTCGCGGGTCACCTCGCCGAAGTGCAGGTCCTCCGCCTCGCCCGGCTGCGCCAGGTACTCAGCCATGTAGTTGTGGCTGCCGATCATCTCCCGGATCTCCTCCAGGCTGACGAGGCCCTTCAGCTTCGGGTCGGCGTTCTTCTCCTTGCGGTCCAAGGGCCACATCCCCGGCCAGCAACTCTTGCGTACCCCACCCTCCTCGTACTCCGCCTTCAGAACCAACCGCGCCCACTGGTCAAAGCGGGGATCCCTCGCCACCAGGCCGGTGGGGGACGGCTCGCTCGCCATAGCGTGCCACGCGTAGTGCCGCCGCGACACGAACGTGGCAAGCCACCGGACGCTCGTGTCCTTGCGGGTGACCATGGGGATGACCACCTTGAACAGCAGCCGTTCCATGTACGACCGCAGGATGCTCATGCTCGTGCTGGCCTTGGGGTCGTACTCCGGGTCATCGAGCGCGTACACGCGCGGGCGTCCGCCACGCTGCCTGCTCTCTGCGCTGATGGCCCTAAACCAACTGCCGTTGTTCAGGTACATCATCTCCACGCCAAACGAACGCTCGCCCCGCTTGGGCGTGATGCGGCCATCGGGAAACTCTGGTCCCCAGTCATCCGCAAGACGCTGGTTCCCCAAGAACTGCGTCTTCAGGATTTGGCTCGTCTGCTCCGCGTTGTCGCCGCTGCTGGTCGCGTAGATGAAGGAGTAAGCCGGGCGGCTAACCATTTGCAGGAGTGCCGACTTGCGGAAACAATTGCTCTTGGCAAAGCCACGCGGGGCAATCGCAACGCTCTTGCTTGCGAGCGCCCACAGGCGGTAGATGGCGAAATGGCCGAGCGGAGACTCAATGGGATCATCGTCGTAGAAGTACGGGTTGAATTCCTCTTCCCAATCCGGGTACAGGTAGTAACGGTCGAAGAAGTTGATGCACGCCGCCAGCGCATGGGCGCGGTCGTTCGGGTCACCGCCGAGTTGCCACTGTTTGCACGCGTTGACGCGAGCCAGCCGCTGACCCTCAGGCGTCAGCGTCAGGTAGTCCGCTGGAAGCGGATAGAGCGCATTCCCGCCCCGGTCGATCCGTACCGTCAAGACCCCACCAGCCTCACGGCAGCGATGCGCATGAGGGCGGTAGCAAGCAACTTGTGGTCAATCACGATACGGCCAAGGTCTTCCGCGATCTGGAACCACTCCTGCGTCGGCTTGATCTGCTTGCGGAACATCTCACCGATCTCCGGGGGGTCAGCATTGCGGAACAAGGTCGGCTCCACGATGCCGAGCATCAGGAGAGCCGGTGCCCCAAGACGCCAGCAATCGACGGGCTCGAGCTTGCTGATCAGCTCAAACACCGAAAGCAGGTGATTCGGGATCGCGGGCGGGGAGATACTGGGCTGCGAAGGGAATGCTGTCTGGGATTTGGACATGGGACTGGGTTTCCTGGAGGGACTGAACGAGCTTGGTGGTCGCGCTGATC